TCAGGTTGACGCGCTCAGCCGAGCGTTCGCGGCTCTGATCACGCGGCAGGCAATGAATATCAGTTCTGAGGCGCTGCGGCGCATCTGAAGGGGCGCGTAACACGATGACACAACCGCGCCGCACCAAGGCAGATGCGGCGCGAGAGCCCATGAAGATTAGCCCCATGGCTATGGCGTCAATCAACGGTGCGCAGCAGCCGACGATGAGTTGCTGGGACATTCCCAAGCCAGCGCCTGGTGTTGTTCCGGCCGGCGCGACCATCGCCATGGATAGCGCAGACTTCGGCGACCTCTACACCTACGCGCAGCAATTCGGCGCAATGGGTCCATACGCCGACGTAGGGCACTTCATTGGATACCCGGCGCTGGCGCAGTTGTCGGCTGTGCCCGAGTATCGCAGGCTGGTTGGCACTCTTGCGCAGGAGATGACCAGGAAGTGGGCCCGTCTAACGGCGTCGGGCAGCGAAGATAAGTCTGCCAAGATTGAGCTGCTGACCAACGCCATGGAAAAGTGGTGCCTTCAGAGCGTATTCCGCGAAGCGGCTGAGCACGATGGTTTCTTTGGGCGCGGCCAAATCTATATCGACACTGGCGCGACTGACGATAGGGACGAACTGCGCAAACCTCTCGTCCTGTCAAAGTTCAAGATTCGACCGGGGAGCCTAAAGGGATTTCGCTGCATTGAAGCTATGTGGTCATACCCTGCCAAATATAACGCCACTAACCCACTGCGGTCAGATTATTACAAGCCAACGTCTTGGTTTGTTATGGGACAGGAAATTCACGCCTCACGCCTAATTACGTTGGTTAGCCGTGATGTTCCAGACATATTGAAGCCGATTTACCAATTTGGCGGAATTTCTCTCACGCAGTTAGCCAAGCCAACCGTCGAGAACTGGCTACGGACGCGCAAAAGCGTATCTGATCTGCTGCACAGCTTCACTGTTTGGATGCTGTCAACGAACATGCAGGGCTTCCTTGGTGGCGGCGGAAGCGATGATCTGACGCGCAGGGCTGAGACGTTTGCCAGATTTCGCGACAACCGCGGACTACTGGTAACAGATAAAGAAACGGAAGAATTAAAGAATATCAGCGTCCCATTGTCTAGTCTCGATCTGCTGCAAGCGCAGTCACAAGAGCACATTGCCTCAGTAGACGGCATGCCATTAGTCAAACTCCTTGGCATTCAACCGGCTGGCCTCAACGCAAGTTCCGAAGGCGAGCTTGAGTGCTGGGACGATCGCGTCCACGCGCAGCAGGAGCACATCTTTTCTCGGCCGCTGAAGCATTGCCTTGACGTTATCCAACTAGATTTGTTCGGCGAAATCGATCCTGACATCAAAATCGAGTGGAATCCGCTTGACGAGATGGATCAGACCGAGAAGGCCACCGTCCGCAAGACGGAAGCCGATACCGCGGCTGTTTTGATAAATGCCGGCGTGCTCTTGCCGGAAGAAGAACGCCAGCGCTTGGCGCAGGAAGATGGCAGCGTCTACTCGAACATTGACCTGTCCGAGCCGCTACCGGAACCCGCGCCCGCCGACCCGTCGCTCATGCAGCCTGACGCTAACGGCGGGCCTGACGACGGCCATGACGAACCGCCTCCGAGTGGTGGTGAGGCTGCTCCGAAAGTTGTCACACCGCAGGCCGCAAAGCCAGAGCCAACGGCCAAGCCGGAAGTGGCGCATGATGAGGAACCGCGTGACGACCCTTTTGACGATGAGGAATTCGAAGCCGCCTTCGTGGAAATCATGCAGCGGTTCACCGAGTTGGACGAACAGGACGACGACGGCGAGATAGCCGAAGACGCTGCGCCGAAGTGGGACGAAGCACAGCACAGGCGCGGTCCTGACGGAAAGTTCACCAGCGGCGCCAGTTCCGCCACCAAGGCGCACACGGCCTCTTACAAGGACGGCCTGGGCAAGAAAAAGGGCACGGCCAGCGGCTTGATCCGCCATTTGCTTCAGCAGGGCGTGAGCAAGAGCGAAATCCTTGAGGAAGCGCTTGAGCACTACGCCAAGGTGAAGAAGCACAACAGGCTGGTGCAGCGGCTTCATACCGAAGGCGGTAAGGGAGCCAGGGCCGAGGCGAAAGCCAAGAAGGACGCTGAGGCTAAGGCAGCCAAGGCCGCTGCGCACGCATACAGCACGGCCATGGACGTAACCCACCATAGCGGAACAGCGACGCCGGAAGACGCCAACATGGTGGCCGAAAAGCTTTCGAAACTGCCGCAGCAGGTGCTGGACGTTCTAAAGCGCGAGGGTGTTCGAGTAGTGGCATGCCGTGGCAACGTCACTGACCACCGGCCCGATCTGAAGGGAAAGCAGCCGCGCGGGTGGGAGCCAGGTTCGACATTCGAACAGGTGCAGGGCCTATACAGCCCAGACCGCAACGAGTGCGTTATATCGACCGG